CACTATTGAAACTAAAAAAGACAGAATAAAGAAAATTAAGGCGAGTAATTTAACAGATAAGGAAAAATTAAACGAAATTACAAAACTATTAAACATTTAATAGTTTTTTATTTTTCTTTTTTTTTTGATAGAATATAAATTATAAGATAGATTTTTTTAAAAAGTTTTTAGATTAAAAAACTAAATCATAAGATGGAAATAACTAAACATAACTTTAAAGATAATGATAGGCATAATATTTTAATCAATAAATATTTAACCAATAAGATTAATAAAAACGAGTTGATTGAGTTGGTGGATTTATTATTGTTGGGTTTAAATCATAACCTTCAACAGATTAAGAAATTTAAATATAATAATCTATTATAATAATTATGATTATTATAATAATTATATATACTTTTTTAAATTATATTGATTTAGATATAAGAATAAGCATTATATCTAAATCTTTTTTTATAATTTGTTATAGTTATACTCCATAAATAGATATATACATTTATCAATTCCTTTAAATATTGATACTACAAGCTCTATATTAATATATTATGAATGTAATGAATAATATATTATACTATAGTATATAATAGTATATATACTATATAGTATATAGAATATTGGATAAAGTAGTATGTAACTATATAGTAATAAAGAAAAGACTTATATAAGGTATATACTGGAGTGGCTATATCTTTATATATTAGAAAGCCTACCTATATGTTGGAGTGTTACGAAACATGAAATACACAGTAATCACAAAGGAACAAGAGAAGACATTTAGAGCCAAGATGGATAAGGCAGAACCCCATGTAGGTTCCAAACCTAACATGGCAAGGATTAAAACCTTATCAAAGTCAGACCCTAGCATATTTGCTAAGTGGTACTTAGGAGTAGAACCCTTTGTATACCAAGACCTAATACTTAATGATAATTCTAAAAGGATAGTTGTATGTAGTTCTAGACAGATAGGTAAGACTTATGTCACAGCAATCAAAGCATTACACTATGCGATGTTCAATCCTGAGGCTAGTATCCTAGTATTCTCAAGAAACAATAACCAATCTAAGAGATTCATAAGAGAGATGAAGAAACTTATGCAGGCAGGTATGGATAACCTTAAACATATGATGGATAAGAGTGATATATACAAGTATGAACCTGGACAATGGATATTCCCTGAGGATATAGACAAGAAGAAACCAAACAATACTGAAGAGTTCTCGCTTACTAATGGGTCAGTTATAAGAAGTTTACCTGCTACAGATAGCTCAAGAGGCTATACAGCAGACTTAGTGATAGTAGATGAAGCAGCCTTTGTATCTGATGACATATTTGAGATGGTTATCGAACCTACTGTAAGATTCACAGGAGGGACTATCGTCTTACTTAGCACTCCGAATGGACAGAAAGGCTTCTTCTACTATCTCTTTGACCCCTTAGACAAACAAGTAGGTAGAGAGTATGATAGGTATTGGTGGAAATGGGAGATATGTCCTAATCCTCATATCAAAGAAATGACTGAAAAGAAGAGAAAGACCTTAGATACTATGGTTTTTGCTCAAGAGTATGAAGCACAATTCACTATAGACTCGGATTCATTCTTCCAATCAAGAAAGATAAGAGAAGCTACATTGAGAGATGTGAGTATGAGATATGCTGATTTAGAGAATGAGTATGTATGTGGTATAGATTATGGAGTTACACACAGTAAGACTGTAGTAACTCTAAGTTATATGGATAAAGAAGCCAAAGTAGTATACTTAGGATACCAGAAAGCATTTCCTGGAGGATATGATAATGCCCATATAATCAGATTCTTGGCAGATTTAGAGACTAAGTTCAATATTATCCATTATGTAGTGGATGATTGTCCTCAAGGAGAGTCTCCTAATCAAGCTTTAGAGAGAGAGGGTAAGAAAGTAAGGAGAATGTACTTTGGTAAGGAGAAGGTAGGTATGTACTTCAGATTCAAGGAAGCATTAAACATAAGAGATGATGATGGAGGATTTGGAACAAGAGTGAGATACCCTAAGGTCAAACCTCTGATTGATGAGATGGTAGCATTACAGATGAGAGATAGCAAGAGAGGAACTACATTCCTTATAGAAAAACCTCAAGGAGGTTCAGATGATAGGATAGATAGCTTTGTATTATCAACTGTACCATTCTTAGAAGAGGAGAGAAGGGAGTTTAGGAGTAGATTAATATGAATGACCTAAAAGAAATAAAAGCAAAGATAGACAATCATGAGAAGAACATCAAGATTGTGAGAAGAAACATCAAGCATGAGGAAGAAAAGCTTAAGATACAACTTAAATACCCTAGACCTATAGCCCCTCAGTTTGAATTTGAGATACAAGAAGAATATTTAAAACATTTTGTAAAGGTGGCAAGAGAAGAATGGGAAGAAAAAAAAGAGAACATGCAATTAGCGATAAAGGAAGCAGAGAAGGACTTGAAAAACTTAAAGAAATTGAAAAAGGTAGAGACCAAGAGCTTTCAGAACTATACAGGATGAAGCAATTCATCAAACCCTGTAACAAGAATGAAGAGGTTCTTATGTGGAGAAACACAATGAACCTTCTAAGAGATGATATGAAATGGGTTTTAGATAACCTTGAGAAGTTATCCACTTACAAGGTTTCCTGGAATACATATTCAAGAGCTAGATGTAGGAAGATACAATGTCAAGAGTGTTTAGAATTCAATCATGTAGACTCTAAAACCTGTAAAAAGTGTAAAAATAAGTTAAAAAATCACAAAATACATACATTTGGAGTAGGAAAACCACCAAAAGAGGCATTAAAATAGAAGCATTTATAAAAGAATTCACCCCCTATAATATAGTGTAGCAAGACTACAACTATTGGGATTAACAATTAGCTAATTAACCCTATTTAATATTATAATCATGGAAATCGTGTACACAGATGAAATTATGGAAAGAGCTTCTAGAGGGTATATTGACGGATATTATTCTTCAAGTGAAGCAACCACTGATAAACCAACATTAAACACAGTTCTACAAGTTTTTAGGTCTGAGCCTACAGTAGTTTCAGCAGTGAGAGCTATAGCTGATGAAGTTATTAAGAATGGATATATCATAAAAACAGACAATAAACAACTAAAGAAACTAATTGAGAAGGATTTGCTCAAGAAATACAGATTCAAACGAATTCTTAGAAGGATGGTTTACAACCTTATAATCTATGGGAATGCTTTTGTAGAGATAGTTTACAAAGACAATCAACCATCCGAACTACATTTACTTGAAACAACAGATATGGAAATCATATCTAATGAACATGGTGAAGTTCTTGGTTACAAACAAGAACATCAAGGAAAAGTAGTTAATTTTACAACAGATGAATGTACTCATCTTAGCTTAAACAACATAACCTCATCCTTATGGGGAGAGGTAGATATGAAAGTACTTTACCAAACAATCTCATTAAAACAATTTATTGAGAAGTTTATGATTAACTTGTTCAGATACAATAAGTTTAGAGATGCTTGGAAGATAGAGAGTGCTGATGAGAACCAGATTAAGAACTTTATAAATGATTTGAAATTATCCAGAGACCAACCAGACAAGGAATTGGTTGTTGATGGTGAAATATCAAAGATAGCTGGAAGAGAACTATCTGACTTAGACCAACTAATAGAAATCTTAAATTACACAAGACAACAAATTCTAACATTACTGAGAGTGCCACCAATAATTGCAGGAATACCAGATAACTCAAATAGAAGTAACTCTGAAGTACAAGCAAGAAAGGCATTTGATGGAAGAATCAAATCTATACAAGATGTTATCTCTGATGAATTATCTTGGGAGTTATTCCCTAAATTAGGATGGGATAATGCAGACCTTGAATTTGGACCAATTGACAAGAGAGCTGAGAAAGATGATATTGAAATTGTCAAAGCTTTGAAAGAGATTGGAATAGATGATGATACTTTATTGAAATACATTAAACAAGTAGGGATACAACTTCCTGAAGGAGCTAAAATAGAGAAGGCACAAATGCCTCCTATGTTCAAAGAAGAGAAGGAAGAAGCAAAACCTGAAGATAAATCAGGACCAGTTGAACATAAGACTGGTGAAGAATCAACTACACGAGAAGACCAGATAATGGGAAGAAGTGAAGAGTGGATATTAGACCAATACGCTGAAGAGGTATTGAAAAAATGAGTATGAGGGCAGTTACAAAGGTAAAATTAGTAAAGGTTCCTAGTATAGAAGAACTTAATGCAATACTCTTTGATATGCAAGAAGAAATGATTAACATCATAGATGTTAAATTGACTGAAACTACAATTGAAGGGGATTTATACTTTATGATAATATACCACATACAATACATGGAGTCAATTAAAGAAGATGGTGAACAAGAACACTTTAGCAATGAGGAGATATAATGCTAGACATCCTGGGAAGGTTAAAGCTTATCTCAGGAAAACTACTGCAGCTAGAGTTGCAAGAAACTCAGCAAGAAGAAAAGCTGTGAAGAGACATGGGAAAGCCTATATGGCAGATAAAGATGTACACCATCCAAATGGAACAAGCTCTAGTAAAACAAGAATAGTAAAGAAGGACCACGGACCTGATAAGAAAAAGGGAAGGAAGAAAAAGAAATGAAATCTAAATCAAGAATATTAAAAAAAATCTCAAAGAGAATAGAGCGAGAGAACCTAACTAGAGGGAATGTAGTTAGAATGGGTATGTCTTCAGGGAAGGCAGGACTTAAGAGGAAGTTTAAAAGAACAGTAGGTGGAGTTCAACAGAAAGCAAGTGGTGAAAGACACAGAGCAATCTCAGTAGCAACACCAGCACCAACACCAAAGGGTGGAGGAAAAGGAAAATAAAATGCCAATAGAATTGCTTAAAAAGTTACCAAAGGAAGCTAGGAAGATATGGGAATCTGCTTATCAAGCAGCTAAATCTAAGTATGGACCAGATAGAGCATCCAAGATAGCTTGGGCAACAGTAAAGAAGAAGTATGAGAAAGATGGAGATAATTGGATATTGAAAGCAAGGTCAATTACTTTCAATTCAGATTTGAAACTTAATTCAGAGAAGTTAGTTTGTAGGAGTGAATCTCTTGGAGATACTTCAAATGATTATTTCATTGAAGGATATATAGCAACTAGAAATCTAGCAACTGATGGCTTAGTACTTTCTGATATATTACTTAGAGACTTGGCAAAACAAATTAAAGAGTTTCCAATCAATGTTAAAGGTGACTTAGAACATGTTGGAACTAGAATGAAGAAAGGAATGAAGGTAGGAGAAGACTTACCAAGCTATGATGACTTTATGAAAATCATAGATACCAAAGTAGATGAGAATGGACTTTGGGCTAAAGTTCAATTAGATAAATATGCTGACAACTTTCCAGTAATATGGAATAGATTGAAAGAAGGATTTTATGATGCATTCAGTATTGAAATGTATTTAGATAAATCCAAAACAAGATTAGAAAAACAAACTAATGGTTATGTGAATGTGGCAGATGGAGGGTTACTTAAGAAGTTTACCTTAACAGGGCAACCTAAGGATAAACATGCTAAAGTAACTTCTGTATATACATCATAATGAAACAACCAAAGGTACTGGTGGCTTGTCCCACCTATAAGGGAAAAGACTATTGTGTGGATGAATGGGTTAACCATATCAAAAACTTAAAATACACTAACTATGATATATTGGTGGTGGATAATACTGCTGATGAAGGTGAACACGCTAAGTGGTTATCTGACACATACGGTATAGAGGTTATCCACCATTATAGAAAAGACACATCACTCAATCAGATGATGGCTGAGTGTAATGAGATAATTCGAAAGAGAGTTATTGATAGAAGTTATGATTACTTAATGAGTATTGAATCAGATGTATTCCCTCCAAAGAATATAATTCCTTATTTTATCAATCATGAGAAACCAATTGTTTCAGGGATTTATAAGATAGGATTTGGAAAATGGAGATACCCTCTACTTCAAGTGGTAGAAACCACAGATGAAGGAGGAGGGAGTATTAGACAAATGCATTGGGAAGAGATTATTGAGTTCATTGATGGGGAATTAAAACCAATTCATGGCTGTGGGATTGGGTGTGCTTTGATACATAAAGAACTTCTTAAGAAGTTTAAATTCAGAGTTGAGGAAGATAGACCAACACATGCAGATTCATTTTTTTATATGGATTTGTGGAATGAGGGTATAACAGTTTATGTGGATACTTCCATCATTTGTAAACACCAAAATAGAGATTGGGCAAAGATTTGGAAGGAAAGAAATAAAGAACTTGAACATAAATTTAAGTTTGTGAAAGGAGAATGAAATGGCAAAAGAAACTGAAATAAAATTAGATAAGAAAGTACAAGACGGTAGACCTGGAGATATGAAAGACCCAGAGAAACTAAACGAAGCAATTGCAAATATAATTGAAGCAGTTGATTATCACACTAGACGAAAGGAAGTAACTGAAAGACAATTTAAATTAATGATTGAAAATCCAGAACCACTAAATCCTAACTTTGCTTATGAAGAAAGAGAAGAATGGGTAGAAGTAGCAAGAGACTTTCATTTATTAACTATGGAAGCTAAGATGAAAGAAATTGACTTTGAGATTAAAGGTTTAGAAGATAGAAAAGAAACCTTTGAAAAATTATTAGGAGATGAATAATGGTATTCGGTAAAAAGAAAATAGTTAAACAAATTAAATCAAAGAAAGTAGTTAAAGTGGTTAAAGTAGATTCGTTCTTAAATTATCTTCTTAAGTTTAAGAAAAGAACAAAAGTAACTATTGATGAGATAATTAAAAAGTATAACGAACTTAAATAAGTTTAGGAGTTGATTGAAATGGTTGAAGAGAAACAAATTGAAGAGAAAACAGAAGTTGTTGAAGAAATATCTAAAGAAGATATTGAAAAGATAGATAAAGAAATTGAGGAAGATTCCTCAAAGAAACTTCAAGAAGCTAAAGAAGAAATAAGTGAAGAAGTATCAAAAAAGGTAATAGATGAGATGGATAAAACAACCCAAATAGCTGAACTTAAAAAGCAACTTGAAGAAATAGGTAAGTCAAAGGAAGAACTTACCAAAGAAGTCGAAGAGACTAAAAAGAAATTAGAAGAAATCCCTGCACAAAGAAAGGGGATAGTAGATAATCAAAATCCGTTAGAATCTAAAGAAAGAAGGGAACCTACATTTGAAGACTTAGGAAGAGTAATAGATGAGTCTGCAGTTGATAAAGTAAGTGCCATTAAAAAAACTTTAGGACTCTAAAGATATGATAACAAACAATAATGGAGGAAAAAAGAAAATGAGTGAACAACTTATATTAAGAGCAATCGATTCAGCAGTATTTGATTCTGATGAGACTGCTGCTGGATACTTGAATCCTCAAATTTGGAATAGGAAGATAGAAGAATACGCAAAAGCAAACTTAGTTTTAGCACCTTTAGGTGTTCAAAATGATGAACTTTTGAATAAACCTGGAAAGCAATTAAACATTGCAACTGGAGTAGCTTTAACTGCTGCTGCTTTAACAGAGACTGATTCTATTGATATCCAAAAACCAGATTTCGGACAAGTAACAGTAACACCAACAGAGTATGGTGGAGCTTTCCAAATTACAAGGAAAGAAATGGACAGGTCATTCGTAAATTTAGTAGAAGAAAAAGCTGCAGATGCAGGTTATGCTTTAGCTAAGATTAAGGATGAAACAATTGCAGCTATGTTAGTTGCAGATGCAGGTAACAGCGTTTATGTGAATGGGGTGGTTAGTACAACTATCGCAAGTACTGATATATTTGAAACAGATGCTATCGCAGACGGTGTAACAGCAATTAGAACAGATAATTTCAACCCATTGTACTTGGCAATTCACCCAGTACAAGAAGGACCACTTATGAAATCCACACAATTTGTTGATGCAAGTCAATATGGTGGAAGAGAAGTAGTACTTAACGGAGAAATTGGGAAATATCTTGGATTAAGAGTTTTCAGTTCAACTGTAGTACCAACTGCAACAGAGAATTCTATCACTGTGTATA